TACGTGCCAATCTGTGTCCATACTTGATGATGTTACGTATGTATAACCACTATAATTTGATCCGTCACCTGTTCTTAAAACCCACTTTCCACTTGTATTATGAACTGACGTTAGTAAGATAGCACCTGATTCTGCTGCACCTAGACCATCGCCTCTTAACTTTTGGTCAAAGCCTGAAGCACTAGCCTGATACTCACCATTAGCAGAAAATTTCTGAACAAAAATTATTTTGGAAGAATTATGACTAAATGGTCTTACTGCTTGATCATCACCTACACTTCCCGTAGTGCCAAATCCAATCCCTGCATAATCATTGTCGCTTGTTCCAGCTTGAAGATATAGTCCACCATCAACAGCGTCATCCATAGCTACTGTATGACCTGTGTTTCCAAAAGATTCCCATCTTTTAGAATCCAGTGAATGTCTTGAAAAATTAGAAACAAAATGTTGTTTCATAATAGTTGTTAATGGGTGTAAGTGTTCATACAATGAATCTTCTTGATCAGGCATTACTGTTCACCTCTGTATGTATTACCTTCGTTTAAGACAACTTCACCAAATTCTAATTCAGGTATGTCCAATGAACTGTAACTAGTTGCACCAAGTAGTCTATCATCTAAACTAGGATAGCAAATGTAGTAGATTTGAAATTCAGGTGTTAATGCTGTATAGCAAGTATGACCTAATTCATTTTCATATTCTGCGTTGGCAGGGTTTAAAATTGCACTAAACATTATCATGGCTATTGCTGTTATCAAAGCCCAAAATAAAATACCAATTTTTTTTTCTATGATCATGTGTTGTATACCTCATAGTAATTGATGTTCAGTTGAGTTGTATTTCCACTATACGAATATGCTTTAACAACAGGCATTAATGGATCAGCAGGTCGATTTGTTGTTTTAGATGTTCTTGTTACACCGTCTATTGTTGGGTTTAATGCTGTTGATGTACATTCAAGTTTATACACATGATTATTTGCGTCTGCTGTAAACCCTGTTGATGTTACTGATTGTGTTGTTCCATCTGATGATAATGTTTGAACTACATTAGAATATCCTGCGTCAATTTGCATTGTGGCAGAATCAACACTACTTTGATTATCCCAAGTCTTTCCCAATCCCACCATTGTTCCACCACTTGTCGGATTTGATCTGAATACAGATACGACACAGTTTGCTGTTGGACTATATTGTCTTATATCATCAAAATCTATAACTGCCACGTTAGTATGAACAGCATTGTTAATCAATTTCAAACCACCATTTTCTGAATCGTCCATTTCTATTGTATAACCTGCGTGACTGTTTGTGATGTTCCATGTATCTGTTCTAAGTGTATTACCTGTAAACCATTCTACAAAATGCTGTTTGTTAACAGTAGTAAGATCATTGAATGATTCATACATTGAATCAAATTGTGTTTCACCTGCAAACCTATACGGATTGACTAGATTAAGAGATAATCTAATTCACCTCTAAGTCTTATATCCTATTAATGCGACTTTTAATCCTGCACCTGCAACTGTGCTACCAACACCGTCAATGTCGATTGTCATTTCTGCGTCATCTGCCAATGCTGTATCTGATAATACAGGTGCTGTTGCTGCTGTTGTAGATGTTTTCTCACTAGCGTCTATTGTAATTTTGGTTGATAAAATAGTTGATCCACCTTCATTAACATCAACTGTTAATACACTACCTGTTGGTGCAGTTGTTACACTTGCTCGAATACCTGTTAATGTAAATGCGTATGGCATACGGAATGTTGCCTTTGCTGTGCCTGTGGTTAATGCTGTTGTTTCGTCACTTGCTGCAATAATCAAAGCCTGTGTTTTTGCTGCATTTGCTATCATTGATAATTCTACTGCACCTGCTTGTATTGTTGACGCTGCTGTTACATTACCTGATCCATCAAAACTTGGTGAAGTCCAAACAATGTCACCTGTAATTCCTATTGTTCTGCCTGTTGCTAATGCTGTTGCTGTTGCTGAATTACCTGTACAACTTGCTGATGATCCTGTTGTTGATTGATTTAATGTTGGGAAAGTACAATTTGTTAATGTGCCACTTGCTGGTGTTCCCAATGCTGGTGTTACTAATGTTGGACTTGTTCCAAATACCAAAGCACCACTGCCTGTTTCGTCTGAAATTTTACCTGCTAATTCTGCTGATGTTGATGAAGCAAAGTCACTTATCTTGTTAGTCGTTAGTGCTGTATTTGCATTATAAGCTTGAACGTCAGAACCTATTTCTACACCCAATGCCGTTCGTGCTGCACTTGCTGTTGATGAACCTGTTCCACCATGTGCTACTGCCACATCTGTTGCTGCCCATGTGCCTGTTGCAATAGTTCCTACTGCTGTAAGACTTGATGTTACTACACCACTTGCTAAAGTTGTGCCTGTTAAATCATTTGCACTAACTGAACTTGTAACTGTTCCACCAAACTCGTACCAATAGTTTCCATTTCTAATTAAGATTGTTGGTACAGTTGTTGATAGGTCCTTGTTTGCATTTCCTAATAATCTAATATCTCCATCGCTTGAAGGACTTGATGTGTTGTTTAGTGTTACTGAACCAGTTGTAATAACATATAATAAATCTCCATCGGCAGAATTAGCCAATGCTATAGTGTCGACAGATGTTGAACCTGATAGTTTGACAAAAGAGTTTGTTGGTGTTACTGATGATGCTGATGCTACTGTTTCTGGGTTTAACCCAAGAATACCATCTGTATCTAAGTCATCATTCCACGCATTGACACTGATTTGACGCGAAGAATCATTGGACCCAGTTGCTACTACGCTGTGTCTACCCCAACCTGTTCTTGCCATATATTAATAAAGGGTTAATTTACTATATAACTATTTAAGTTTAGCCTAGAGTTGTAGTCCATGTTACCTGAAGGGTATCGGACGACTGAAGGGTTACTGCGGTAAATGTGTTGACATGAGAAAGTGTTACACCTGATGCTGCGTTAAATAATCCTGATTTTTGTACGGCTGTGTGAGTAGCACTGGCGGTAAACGTGTGTTGTATGGTTGTGCTGTTAGTGCCTGCGGTATGTGATTTGGTTGTTGCATCTGCTCTTGCTAGACCACCTGTGGTGATTTCTGATGTTAAAGCAGTATCACTTGCTGCTGGTGATGCTGTATTTGTTGTTAGTGCAATATAGCCAGATCCTCTTGTTCCTGCTGATGTATTAGTGTAAACTTGTGCGATCATCCAATCTCTTCCATTATTGGTTAAAAGGTTTGGTTTATCTTTACATAAGACCTGTTCGTCTGGTCTGCCTACGTTTTTAATAACGGTGACATATCCCTTGATTATTGGTTCCTCTTTCATTTGTTTATTATTACCTTTTGTGATATTTAAAGATGATTTGTTTGGTATATCTTCTCTCATTAGAATCCCTTCTTACAATCCTCACATATGCATGGAATGGTTGATATTTTTCGTTTACCCTTAAATGTAAAATCAGTCACAATACCACATAAATTACATGGGGCTGTTCCTGTAACCTCATGTTCCTTATCTTGATTGTGTTTATCCCAATCTTCAATATCATCTGTACTAAAGTCATGTACGAAACATATGAACGTCATTACAACATTTAGATGGTTTTATTATATATAAGGTTTAGATATTCCTCTTCCTGTTAAAAAGCCATTTTTTTACTACTTTATAAATAGACCAATTCCACACACGTACCCCATATTTGAGCCTGATTCTATATAAATCCCTTGCAGATAAATCCAATACCTTACCGTCATAATATGGGTCCATAACATCCTGTGAGTTATTATCTGCGTCATGTTTTAATCCTAGCCCATGCCCTATCTCATGTATCATGGTATGTATGATATTGTATGTTTTTAGTCTGCTATCTGGGTTTGATGCGTTATCAATAATACCTAACTCTATAGCTTTTGATGCAGTAACACTATCTCCATCGACAGACCAAATATAATCTAAATTAAACACCATATCACCACTAACTTCACCCTGACCCGGGAAATATGCATATGCTAGAACCCCCGGTCTATCTTTAAATAAATCATCATCTTCACTCTTTCTAAACCTTATCTTAATCTCAACTTGGTCGAAATGTCTCCACTTTGATTTTAGTTTAAGTGGTATCTCAAAATTCCATGTTGACATAGCCAAATTAATACATCTCTTCATTTTGTTTTTAGGTATTAATGGACACTCTCCATCATACATCATAGAATAGTAAATTGTTTCTTTTTCCCATTTATGTGCCCATTCGGTCTGCTCCTCCTGAAAAGACACCTTAGCAAATTTATTGGGGTCGTCTTTGACAACACAAATTCCCATATAGAAAAAAGGTGGTTCTGTAATTTAAAGGTTTGAACCCAACCTAGTCTTTCTTTAGTTTACTGATTGTGAAATCAGCACCGAAACCTACAAGAACACCCACGACTAATTGGGTTGTTGGCTCTACTATGGTGGCTGCATCTAGTGCCACAATAGCACCTAATGCTGCTATGACTGCGGTAACACCGCCTCCTACAACTTTTTTGTAGTTCAGCTTTCCTGTTGTATCGTTTGATACACCACGAATGATGTTAAGGGCTGCACCAAGTACGCTTCCTGCTAGTAACAGTATTGGTAAGTCTGCCATACAAGATAGAGACAGTAATCTGTAATTTAAACCTTTTTAACCCTTCATGCCTAAAATAAAAAAAAGAGATTAAAGACTATCGAAGTCTTCTACGGTCTTTTCATATACACCTTTCTTTGGTGCTGAAAAGATAGTAATCAGCTTATGTTTTGGTTCAGCCTTTCTTTCTGCTTCAGTTATTGATGCGTTCATTTGACATATCTAGGAGATTCCCCCATTTAAAGCTTTAGATGTTGGGTTATAATATCAAATTCTTTCATAAATCCTTCATCAAATGTAGATTTCTTTGTTAATCCTTTGACCCCCCATGAGTCTGTTTTTTCATATTGCCCCTCTAGATACTTGTTTGCCATCCTTAACCATTCTATGTTTTCTTTTGCTTGTTGGATAAGTTGAGACATGCCACTATATACGTGGTAACACCATATGAACTTTTCATTTTCTAAATATTATTTAACTATTACATTGGATTAGTTGACCATCTTTAAAACTACAATTACTTGGTATTACTATGGGGGATGCTGGAATAAATCCATCTTCTCCATATAATTGTCTAATCATTTCTAAATCACTTGGTTGTATCTTCATAATTAATTCTTCATCAAATGGGTCTATGCTAGGAACCAACAGAGATTTCTTCCATGAATCCACCCCTCCATTAATTACACCTGCTATGTGATAGTGCCCTAAACCTAGAGCATGACCAAACTCATGTAAAACAACATTCCTAACAGTGTTTAATGGATATAGTGTTAATTTCTTGCCAGTCTCTACTGTTGCATCCTCATTAGCATTTAGTGTTATATTAATTACTTCCTTTTCATGTGCAAGATATACATTAATAAACATATATTTATGCCATGATTTACTAAAATCTATACTGGTTGTTCCTAATGAATCGGTTCCTGATGTTTCCTCATAATTGATTAGAATGTTACACCATGGATAATCGGTTGCTTTCTTTTCAGCATGGTCACTCCATGGGATTGTTCCATATATTGGTAAGAATAATAGGTTAGATTCATTCTCTAATGCAACCTTCCATTCATTAACCGCCTCATATGTTACCCTCTCTAAATTTTCCCAGTTGTCTGTTATCTCTGGGTTTGCTTCAAATATACAAACGTTTGGTGGTCTTTCCTGTGTTATTCGTAATGTATCATAAACATCTAACTTCTCACCGTATGCAGATGCAACACCACAGCATACTAACGATACTAACAATACTAACCACGTTATTTTCTCTATAGTGTCCATGGTTTATTTAATTAGAAATGATTTAAAAGTCTTCATCGGATGCCTTTCGAGCTCTTTAAACCTCGGACAAATGTAGTATGTTGTTGCTTAATATAAACCTATTTCTTAGGGCAAAACAATAGTATATGGTCTAGGCAGTCTCCTAGTTTGGACCACCAACACTTCTCGCACTCTATCTCATCAGTCATATCTTCTGCCCACACTTTTCACAGTATAAACTTTTGAGACCTTTGCCATATTCAATCAGCTCTCTTGAAGTGGATAATATCAATCCTATTAAAGTTGTGTAAAGTGCTATCTCCAAAGAAGGAATCCCTGCTATAGTTGAGCCAAGGTAGGGCGTTACGAAGAACATTCCAGAGTTGCCTGTAACCCTCGCTATTGCTCTTAATATTGTCATCATTCATTATTCGGTTTTCTCCTTATTATCCTTTTTAACTTCTCCTATATTACTGTTTGACCATTCAGCTTTCTTCTCTGCTACTTCCCACTCATGGGTTTTTTCAGCCCTGTCTATTTCATTCATTCTGTTTTGTGCATCAATCTCATTCCATTGGTCTTGATGTACCCAGTCTGCTGCTGTTACGTGTGGTCTTCCTAATGCATCCTGCCATAGATTGATTTGAACAGGTTGTCTAAAGTTGTTAAGTTTATTCTGTGTTGGGTCTCCTCCTCCTTGTGCACCCTTTGATAGTGTATCCTTGTCTAGTTCTTCTAATCCTAACAAGTCTTTAATTCCTGATGTGTCTATTAATCCTAACTGTGTCATACCTGTTAATACTTGGAACATGTCTGGTGTTACTAATGTGAGTAGTTTTGGTTTGTTAAACTTGAATTTAATCTTACATGGAACTTTTAATGCATCATCTGTCTGGAATAGTATTGCCATTACTCTGTCATAAAATTGCTTCTCAACTGTATCTTCTAGTATGATTCTTTCTGGTCTGATCTCTTGGTTGATATATGCATCTACTTCTTCGATGTTTGCATTACCACCCAGTTTACCTATGTCGCCCTCTGCTAACAGGAATCCGGGCAATCCATATGCGGTGATGATTGATTTAATTAAACCTATTCTGATAATCTCTAATCCTCCAATGTCTGCATTTACTGGTGTTGTTAATACATTTACCCCTGTCTCCTCTGGGTTACTTGGTCCTGTAACTGCAATAGCCTGACCTTTTGAATCGTTAATCTTATTGATGAATGATGATAGAACGTTATCCTCATTACCTGCTTCTTGTGGTGGTATTGGTACGCTAAACACTGGTGGTTTGTACCATGCACTCTCTGCAGCTCTCTCATAGTCTTGGTTTAATACAATGTTTAATGTGTTTGCCTCATCTGAAACTCTTGATACTTTAGAGTCACCATAATAATCTGAAAACAATTCATTATTAAATCCATGCATTATGTATATCATACGTTCTGATGGTATGATGTTATCTCTAATCTGACTTCTTACACCGATAATTCTAACTCCAATTAATTCTCCTGTGTTATCGTCTAATACAGGTCTTTCTGTAAACTCTGATCTAATCAATCTAATTTGTTCTGGTAATCTCCAAACACCGTCTTCAGTTGGGTCTAGTGGTGTCATCGCCAAAACACATCGCCCCTGCTCTAATGCTATAAAGTATGCATTGAATAGGTTGGTTGCTAAGTCTAAGTTTAATGCTAGTTTGTCTACTTTGTCTTTAATTTGTTCTGCTGTCATCTCTTTGTCAAAATATGGAACATGATATGTTTGTGTTTTTTGCCATTCGTTTAATTGTTCTTCTGGTAAATCCTCCTCCTGTCTTGGTACTATTTCTGTTGTATATCCCTGACCTGTTGTGAATGTTGTGTGAATCCTTGATGCCCTATAAACATATGGGTTTGTCATGGCACTTCTAAACTCTTTTCTTTGTAGACCGCTATATGGGTCCATAGGATGCCATACTTGCAGACCTTGGAAATTACCCTCTTGCCCATTCATTCTCCTCCAAAGACTTCTGTCAAAATTCCTTGCTGGTGTATTTGTTGTTGATGCAACTTTTGGGGCTGCTTTCTTTTCTATACTAGCTTTTTTTACTCTTGATTTCTTGGCTGCCAATGTTATTTATTAACGTTTCCCACTTAATAAGGTTATGATTTCATCATCCTATTAAGTTCCTGTGTCACCAAACTATCTAGGTTTTTAGGTCTAGGTGTGGCTGCTGCTGCTGCTGCTCTAGGAACACCACGCACATAATTAGATGCTGCATCACATGCTAGTGCTAGCCCCCAGAACCTATCATCGTGAAAACCTTGAGGATGCCTGTATAGAATATTACCTGCATCTGATTTAACTATCTCTTGTTCTGTTACCTCTCTGAATAAATCCCTATCATGTATTACTAATTTGTCTTTATTGAATAGACCCTTCATTAGTGATATTAACTCGAATTTCTTAGGGGCTGATAATACTACAGGTCTGAATATGTTTCTAATATCTGTGTTGATTAGCTTTGCTACTGCATCGCCTACCCCTGTTCTATCATAAGATATTCTGTAAAACCCCCCCTCTTTTTGGTTAATCTTTGACATATCATTGAAAACAACCTCATAATCTATATGTGCCCATGTCTTCTGACCTATCTGTTCTAACACACCATCAGACAAAACAAGACTAACAAATGCAGAGTTGTCTACCCTCTGTGCTAGGTCTAATCCACCAAACTTTACATCATTCATTGTTGTAACCTCGATAGTCTTTGCTTTAGTTTAGCAGATATTATAGCTCTCCATTCCATTCTGGTTGGGTTAATAGGTTTAATTTTATAGTTTGGGTCTCGTATGTATTTTCCTTCTTCGCTTATTTTTTTATCCATAACATCGTGCCATGGGTCACTTATACCTACACTGCCGGGGCTTTCTTGTATGAATGAATCTCTTAATGGTTGTTCAGATGTGTAGTTAGTTAATGATGGTGTTGCAGTCATATCCTCTAATTCTTTTAAATCCTCACCACTCCATTTCTCTGGGTCTAATATTGATGGATCATCTAATGAATCAGCAGCAAATTCTCTATCTTGTAATCCCCCTTCATTATCAAACAATGTTCCGGGCTTCCTATCTTTTTCTCGTACCTTTGGTCTAGGAAACTTATCTCTCATTTGGCTTTCATATGGGTCTTCTTCCATAGTTCCCGGTTTTGTTCGTTCAAACGGTAATGTATAGAAAAAATCTTTAGAGGGTGGGCTTCTAGAGACAACCCTACCTTTTCTCTTGTATGGTTCCCCCCCTCCTATATGTGGTTGTGTTTTATCTATACGTTTTTTTCTTAATTTTCTACCTAAATCATTCTTTTTGTTAATAGGTGCTGTAAAATGTTCATTTATGTTATCTTCACCAAAATCTTTTATCGCTGCAAGTCTTTGCTTTAGTTTAGAGTATCTACCAAA